TCAGTCCTCCGTCATTGTTCTCCAAAACAGTTTTTCGGCAATTACATAAGTACTGTATGTTCCGTTAGTGGAAATCAGTTTTTCTTCCGTATAATTTATAGGATTAAAACCATCCCAATCCGCCCATACTATCAGCTTGTCATCACGAGTTTCACCAAGCAGGTCGCTATGAAAATTTAAATATGCACCAAAAATGTCGCAGAAATAATTATCCTCCCAGCCAACAATATTACATTTTCTTACTCCTGTAAAACGCAGTTCAATAGGTTTATTACACTGACTATGTAATACCATTTCAATGCTGTGCTCAAGCAATTCGCCATTTGCCATAGCACCCTTATCATTAACAAATGCTCCGCTATGATAGTTTATTGATACTATACAGCTATCGTGAAAGCGGCTATATTCTTTCATCAAATTTTCGATATCAAATTCATTTTTTATTTCATTCCACATATAGTCCCAAAACTCCTTCTTTTATTCCCGTGATAGATTTTCGTCAAATTCAAGTTTGTTAAATAGATTATACCATAATTCTATAAAGCAATCAATGCAAAGCCTTGTATATCATCCGCAGCTTGTCTGCGGTATATCATCAATGCGAAGCATTGCATCTCATCAAGCTGCAGTTAATACAGCCTCCGGCTGATGATATACACGCTGACGCGTGATGATATGCCAAGCCTGCGGCTTGAATAAAAAAAGAAGTAACTTTTGGTAAACAAAAGTCACTTCTTTTTTGGCCCGCCCGAAGGGATGTTGCCACATTGTGTCAACCGTCCTTGTAGCACAGCTACTGCGGACTTCGCAGCTAAAAACAGTTCACAGAACTGTTTTTTGACGCTCCTCACCCTCTCAGGGTTCGAATCCCTTCGTGTATTCTATAAAAAATCAAGCACCACCCTTGGTGATGCTTTTTCTGGTCCGCCCGAAGGGATTCGAACCCCCGTTCTTCAGAATCGGAATCTGCTGCGTTATCCAACTGCGCCACGGGCGGAAATTATTTAATTACCAGAACATTATAAACTATCCCTCGGGATAAAGCAACCGAAAATTGACGAGAATGAGTAAAATCGCCAAAGATATACCTTAAATTTAATATAATAAAAAAATATGTAATTTTTCGAAAATAATGCTTGACATTTATACCCCCAAGTGCTATAATTCAATAGTCGCAAATGCGAGTGTGCTGGAATAGGCAGACAGGCACGTTTGAGGGGCGTGTGTGGAGACGCGTACGGGTTCAAGTCCCGTCACTCGCACCAAAACAGAAAACGTAGTGTTTAAGCGGAATTTATTACAATCCGCATAAACACTACGTTTTTTATGTTTAAGATATTAAATATAAATTTAAAATATGATAATGATTTTTAATGTTTTTGAAAACAATATCACACGAAATATCACACGTCATTCCAGCTTTTCGATTTCTTCACCCAGAACATCATCAAGCCATTTTTTCACTTTATCAACTGATAATTTTCCTTTTTTGATTGCATCCAAAATTTTCTGCACAAGTTTTGCCGCAGCTGTGAAATTGTTGTTCTTCCACATATTCCAGATGGACGTTCCGGCTACTGCGACAATTGAGCCGAAATCATACAGAGCCTCTGCTGTACCATCCATAGGAATGGGGTTCCAACCGAAAATTCCGAATATCAGATTGATAATCGAAAGGCTCAGTGCAATTAGTCTGAGAATTGTACTTTTGTTCATGATATGTACCTCCTTAATCTACAATGTACCAGTCTTCAGAGAGGATGTCACTCTGACTCGCAAGCCAACCGGAAAGCACAGCATTTCTGCCTGAGCTGTCACGAGTATACATTCTGATCGAACCGAGACAAAGAATCTCATCGCCTTCTCCCATACACTCAATAAGTCTCTCGTCGCGGCACCATTCTTTTTTTACTACTGTTTCGGGAAGCAACCAGATATACATACCCTTGCCGTTCCAACCCCTGCGAGCGACCTTCAAACCTCTCTTGAGGTATCTGACCGCCTCACTGAAAGAGAAGTAAGCCTTACCACCAAGCTGAGGACAATTCTCAGAGTCAGCAACAATCCACTCATCCGATACGATGTTTCCCAACGTGTATTCAACGCAGCTTGTATCTCTGATATCGAGTTCCTCACCATCTTTGGTATGCATAATAATCGTCTGCTTAACCTCGTCCCAAAACCAATAGCCACCCCAAGAAGGGAGCTTAATCTTAGCACCTTTTTTTATAAGCTCAAAAGCTTTTATAAATTTCAAAATAGATCCTCCTTATTCTTTGCCTGCAAGTTTCTTCTGCAGGGTTGATACATCTTTAACGTTCACTTTGCCGTCGCCGTTGATATCACCGACGGCTTTTTCTTTTAATGCATTTTCTTTAGCAACACGCATCACGTTGACCGCATGCTCAAGGTCTGCAATAAAGCTTACACTAAGCGAAGTATCAGGATTCTTCACTCCCAGGTACTCCTTAGCCTCAAGTATTGCAGTTTTGGTGAGCTTGCCGAGCTTGTTGTCGATAGGCTTTACAAAGGTTTTAACGATACCCTGAGCATAAGCCTGTCTGAGCAGTGCCTGCACACCGGCAACTTCGAAGTTTGCCATAGTTTCACCTTCTTTTTTTAACAACTTTTCGTTGTAGATAATGTTCATATCTACACTGCCCGAAACACCCGGCACAGTACCCTTTGAGCTATACTGCCAGATATCACAATCGAGCTGAGCTTTTGTGTGATACTGTGCAAGCCAGATGGGATAAGCTCTCTTAAGACTGTTGTAGTCTAAATAATCTGTAAACCAGGTGAGGTTCGCATAAACACCGGGAGTATAACCGCCAGCTCTGATAGTTTCACAGAACATCTTTGCCATGTTAGTGAGCATCGACTTGCCGTATGCAGTCTGAAAGCTTTCCTCTAAATCGAAGAATACCGGGAGCTCAAGTGTTTTACCCTTCAGCACCTCAAGACACGCCTCAGCTTCACGCTTGGCATCCTGTGTACTGTCTGCGTAAGAATACCAGTACACACCAAGCTTAACTCCTGCCTTCTTTGCGTTCTTATAATTCCGCTCGAAGGTCTTGTCGGTCTGATTTACCGCCGTTCTGCCGAAACCCGCTCTGAGAATTGCATAATCCACACCCGAAGCTTTCACCTTTGCCCAATCGATATTTCCCTGGTGTTCAGAAACATCTATACATTTAATTTTTGACATTGTTTATACCTCCTATCTGTTGATTAAATGATTTGTAATTTCTTTCTGAGAAGCCTGCATTTGCTCAAGATTATTACCATCTATGCCATGGCTAAGCAAAGCCAGTAACGCTCTCTGTGTAATGCGATTACTGTCGTCAATCGCGGTCAGATGAGTATGGTCATCACTCAGTTTGCGCTCCACCTTGCAAACTCTGTCCTCAAGCTCATTAAGCTTGTTGTCCTGCAGCTCCTCAGGCTCCTTAACTTTTTTCTTAATGCTGATGATTTTCTCAACAACACCAAGCACCGCACTCAGAACCAAAATGACAACGACAAATGCAAGCCAGGCTTCATTTGCTGATATATTCTGCACCGCTTACACCTCCTATTTTGAAACAGTCATAACCTCTACGTTGTGAGCAATGAGGTTGCTGAAAGGAATTGCATACTTGCAAGGCTTAGTCGAGTCGTTGTGATAACGCTTTTCGCTATCAGCAACCAACAACTCTTTGTTTTCATTAACACCGTAAATAGTTACAACGTGACCGACTACCGAGCCTTTACCTGTACCGCTTACGCCCGCTATTGCATAACCGCCGTTAGCAAGCACAGAGTAAATAGCATTTAGTTTTGTAGCATCAGTGCCATTATAAATAGTTGTGGTAAAGCCTAAACTATCTAAGATGTTCTTAAATGTAGTAGATAAACCTATATAAGAAGTCAGAAGGTCTGTGTTAATAGCATTCAACACGTTCTCAAATTCAACAACCGACTCCATAGCAAGGTTATTAAATCCGCAATATACATGCAAGCAACACATCAAGCCACAAGCTGTTTTATAAGTATAGCTGCCGTTGATTGCTCTATTTACCCAGCGGTCGTCTTGCTGACAGAAAACAGTAGGCAGTGGGTTCTCACACGCAACAGGTGTAAGTCCGCTCCAAAAGTCGGTAGGATTTACCTGCAACTTAGTAGCGTTTGTGTCAAATGTACAGTTCTGAAGCGAACTCCAATCAAAATCAACCTTTGAGGGGAAGAAAGCACTCTTACCTATTGATGTTAACTTTGATGTCAGGTCGATATTTTTTAAGTTGTAGGTGTCTAAGAACGCATTTTGTTCAATAACAGAAACATTCGATGCATTCTTAACTTTCGATAAGCTGACGCAATAACCGAACGCGGTTTGAGATATTCTCTCTACCTCGCCAATATCTGCATAAGTGAGATAACCGCAGTTATTAAATTGTCCTGCTCCAGCAAAAGTTTTAAGTTTAGGTAAAAATATTTTTATTAAACTGCTCGACTGAAACGCACCCACACCAACACTAATAATACGCTCAGTGTTGTTAATTGCCTTAAGATTAAGAGCTTTATCGCAAAATCTATCGGGAATTACGTCAACAGTAGAAGGCAATGTAATATTCTCAACAACCCTGTTTTCGAGAAACATACCCCTTGCAAGACTGTTTACAGCTATTCCGTTCAGAATATCAGGAATTACTAAGTCTTTTGGTAATTCAGCATTCTTACTTCCTGCTACGCCTAATCCCATATCGCTTATGCTCTGCTCAAAATCACTTTTTGTAGAAGCACCTCTATACTCAGGCTTTAACGATATTTCGCCGTCGTCAGTAATCGCAAAATATTCCGCGTTAATGTCTGTCCCTACATTTACTTTAAAGCTCTCAATCCACTCGTCCTCAGTGCCATTGAATCCTTTATCAACTGCTATTTCATAAGCAGATTTTCCGTTTTCTCCGTCTTGTCCATCCTCGCCTTTGATTCCTTCGTGCTCTACATAACTGCCTAAATCTATCCAGTATACACCTGATTTGCCGTTCTCGAGGTTTATAAACTTAAGGTGTCTTCCGGGGCCGTTCTCATAGCCGTAGGTTCCCAGGCAATCATTCTCCGGCAATTCAATCTGATTTTTCAGCTCACCGGTGAAAGAGAATCGATACAGATTGTCTACGTTGAAAGAAACATTTTTTAAGCTTTCTTTATTAGCAACTGCACCCAGATTAATCACCGAGTATTTCTCAAGGTGCTCCACTCTCGGTGTCAAACCATCAATTTTTGTGGCAAGATAGCTTCCGTCGCCATTATGAACAACCGTCCAACATTCGCCGTTAAAAAGATTTCTCAGATAAATTGTTTTGTCGGTAAATGTAGGAGAACCCACCGCCATAAACTCGCCATCCAGAACTCCGTCATTACCTGTCACAGTAACCTTGTCTTTGTCGCTCACCAAGATTTTCACAAATCCCACTGTGCCACCCATGCTTATATACCCCACCTTCTGGAAGAGCGTATCAAAATCACTGATAACCTCACCTAAATTAGTGGAGCTCTTTGCAAGATATCTTATATCCTCATTATGAAAAGCGGAAAATACTTCTTTATCCTTTTCCTTGAAAATCCTCCAGCATGAGCCGTCGCCCAGATCTGTGATATACATTCCTGTCCCGGTGTCTTCAAGCACCGCCACAATCTCACAATAGCCGCTCAGACGACCTGCTCCCGTGATAATGTTAAGGTTTGCAATACAGATGCTGCCGCCCGAATTGATGGGTACAATAGAGCTAAAAAGCCCCGTATAACTGTCAATAACCTTGGTATAAACCTTCTTTTCCCAATATTCTCTATCGAATTTGTCGGGAGTGAGAGTATTTTCCTTAACCTTCTCCCCGGTAACTGCACCATCAGCGAGCTTTTCTGTAGTTACTGCCAAATCCTCTTTAGTAACGCTTGCCCTTGTTACTTCGTTAGCTCCCTGTGTATAGCTCCACATTTCGCCGTTATCAACGTTAATAAGAAGCAACGATTCAGATGTGTTGCTTTTCAAAACAAAGAAAGTGCCTTCTCCGACAACGCTTTTAATGGGCGAAAGACCTGTAAACATTACTGTAAACGCTGTATTTAATTTTGTGTCCGTTGCAATGATGTTGTCCAAATCGGCGTATGTATTTATGGTTGACCTGTTAAGGTGTTCCCAATATTCTCTATCGAATTTGTCGGGAGTGAGAGTATTTTCCTTAACCTTTTCCCCGGTAACTGCACCATCAGCAAGCTTTGCTGTAGTTACTGCCAAATCCTGGATATATAAAGTCGATACCGGCAGCTTCGTCTCGATTCTGCCCACAAGCTCTACAATCTGCTGATAAAGAAGTGTTGTCGCAACCTCTGTTACTTTTGTACCCTCGCCCACAGGTAAAGCCGTAAGATAACAGTCAAGTGTCGCACCGCTCACAGTATCATATCCGCTGACACCAACCCACAGAATACCGCTCTTGTTTCTCAGTTCTTCCTCGATATTGCATACAGCAACACCGTTTTCAACGTCCACAACTATGTTCTGAGGTTCTCTTACATCAAAGAACATAGTCACAGTGATGCTTCTCACACCATTCCACTCATAGTCAAACTCAAAACGAAACTCTGTATATTTCTTCTCACCGCTGACAGGATCATAACCTCCGACTCTTGTCATTCGGTTTCCGGTTACTTTAAAAATAATAGTGTTCATATTATCACCTCTGCTTTTATGTTAGCAGAGTATATTTTTATTTTCTCCCCACCAACGAAAAATGGCACCGCAGGTTATCCCTACGGTGCCGCTCTTTATTTTTCTTCGTTTCTCCAGCTTTCCAGTGCTTTGTCTGCATTTTTCTTGTTCGCATATACACCGGATTTGTAAAGCAGGTTTATAAGCCTTGTGCATTCCTCAACATCCTCAAGACTGTACGCACTCTTATATGCATCTCTGATATAGGTTTTTACCCAGTCCTTCGTGGTATCTTCCCACAAGCTATCACTATCATCCGCATAAAGTCCCGAAGAAATCAGATACCCCTCAATCTTCTCAACTTTCTCAGCATTCTCGTTGCAGAACGCCTCACAAAAGCTCAGCTTGAATTCTTTTGAAACTGCAGTTTTCAGAGAGTTGCGTGTTTTTTCTTTCTCTGCATCGTTCTTACTCTCAAGCCTCTCGCTAAGCATTTCATTAAAATACTGCTCGCCGTAATTCTTAAGAGCAATCACCATAACAGTGTTGTCATAAAGCTCCTCTACATCGTCAGAGCTCTGGTCAGTACAAAGCTTCTCTACCTTTTCGGCTATATCATCAAGATAAACCTCGTCAAAAACACCCTGCTCTTTTATCCAGGCTATCGCCTCATCATAAGCAGCACTGTCTCCGTCAACATTCGCCTGAGCCGCCTTGTTAACATAACTCTCATACTTTGCCTTGTAGCTCTTTGTGCCCTTGACAATAACATCATTATCAAACCCAAGCCCCTCAAGCTCATCATACATCGCATCTATAGTTTCCTTGTCGCCGCTTTCCAAAGCATCCAGCATCGCAGAAACCCTCTTGTCGCTGCTCTTGCCCAGAGCCGATGCAAGCTTACTCTGAATTTTGTCCTTGTCGCCTTTGAATCTCTCCTCAAGCTCCTTGTACCACATATCATAGTCGCCTTTGTTGCCCTTAAGCAGAGCATCAACCGCCAATTCGGCCACCGCACTGTTGCTGTAATCGGTCTTTGTAACCTTAGCATTTGCAGGAAGGAAGTTGTTTACAATTCCCACAACATCCTGCAGCACTCTGTTGACGCCGATTCCGCTCACATCGCTTACGACCTTCGAAATATCGTATGCGTATCCATACCAGGTGCGGTCTTCGCTCTCGCCTCTGATGCCCTTGATAATTCTGCTGAACATATTTGTAAGGTCAGTAATAACCGTACTATCAAGGCTGCCACTGCCGAAAGAAGAATCACTGAACAGCGGACTCTCCGGGAACGTATTGTGAAGTATGGTCTCTCCTACTCCCGAGAACTTGCTAAGAATAGGATGCAGGTTGAGAGGATTCATTTCATCAAAAACACTCTTGCCGTAAAGCTCCAGAAAATCGTCCCAGCCTTTCTCGCCATCATCATCTTCATCAGCCTTGAATCTGAACAACAAGTCATAAACTGCTTTAACAAGCGACTGACCAAGCACAACTGTCGTTGTATATGCCGCTGCCGCTCTTGCAATTTTCTTTGCATCTCCGCTCTGAATCGCCCTCATAAACATATTGTATGCTTTTATGGGCTCATCCATAAACGCTGACATCACCTGAGAAGTAGCCGAGGGATTTCTTCTTATCTGGCTGCGATGAAACGGTGTGTCAACAACCTGAGTTTCGTCAATAACCTGTCTCAAAAGCTTCGCAACCTCTTGATAAAACTCCTCTGAGCCCACCTCAAGGTTTTTGTTTTTGTCCTTTATCTGAAGCTCGCAAGCATTCCACAATCTTCCCCAGGTTATCTCATCTGCAAATCCTGCAGCCTTAAAGCCGAAGTTCTTAACCTTGTCATAAACAGTGTCTGTATTAAGCACAAGATTTCTCGCGCTCTTACCCACATCCGTAGTATAAAAGCCCCAGCTCTTATACATGGCAGTGGGGCAATACTTCATTGCCTTCTCCACACCGCCCTTCTTAAGCACTCTCGGGTCCGCAAGATATTTTATATCCAGCACATTAAGCGCTCTCAGATAAGCCGTTGGCTGCTGAGCCACTACCTTCATATTACCCCAGATAAGAGCACTCTTGGTTGTGGCTACCATTTTCTTGACTACCTTGTCTGCACCTTCTGCCCTCTGTCCTCTGCCGTTAAGGTCCTGAATAAAGGTCTCAAACCACTTAAGGCCGTCTTTAGACATAGAATTTTCTATAGACTCCTTAACCGAGCTGTCTCCGCTTCTGAAGTTATACCACCTCATAGCATCGCTCAGAGCCTCGCTCATTCCGTTGAACATCGCCATATTTCCGCAATGCTCCGTAAACACATCAAACACATCACCGATAATAAGGGGCTTGTGTGCTCCTTCCTGTGTCTGCTTGCTGAATCCGGGGTTCGCCACCGCATAAAAGCTGGCCATACTTGCCGTTGCATCCGTTGTGTCAACACTCACACCGTCAACCTTAATCGGGAAATAATCCTTAACCGTAAAAGCTCGGTAAAGGTATCTTCTCATCGTAACCTCATTGCCCCACTCAGCAGCCTCACTCTCAAGGAACCACTGCATCTTCTGTGCACACTTCACCTGCTCGTCAGTAAGCTTCGCGGTCATAAGGATAACATCGTTGTTGCTGATAATAGCACGTTTCTTGTTACCCTTCTTGTCCTCAACCGAAATCTTACCTCTGCCGTCTGCGTTCTCATAAAGGTGTCCCCTCGCCTGCTTACGCTTATCAAGGAGATAAAGTGTCATAAGCTGCGGCACAGTCATACTTACCTTGTCGCCGCTCTCTAAGGTAAAGTCAAAGCTCTCTTTGCTCCACTGTCTGATTTTCTTTTCATCCAGATTTTTCTCCGAGAATTTTCTCACCTTGTCAATGTTCAGTATGTACTTGTCATAGCCCTCTCTCAGCTCCTCATACACACTCATACCGGCCTCACCGTACTGACTGAAGTATGTCAGAGCATCTGCAGTAGAGTAAAAAAGCACATTATTGGCCCTGCTCTTGAGAAGCTTGTTCTCGCCCTTATTGTCAAGCTCGCTGATTGTGGCCTGTCCCAGCTCCTGCACATTAGCCTTGAACTTGTTGGCATTAAGCTTATTAAGCTGAGACACCTCGTTTCTAAGACGATACATCAGACCGTTAAGCTTCAAAAGCTCCTCGTCACTCATTTTATAAACATCCTTGGCACCACTCTCAGCAAGCTCATTAAGGTCTGCAATAAGTCTTGCATCTACCTCAAACCCCCTCACGGCATCACCCTCAAGGGTAATATCCTTGGTTTCGGGATTCATTGTCAGACCGCCGTAATTCATCAGAGCCTCAGCAACAACCTTCATCCTCACCTGCCATATCTTATCGTGCTTTATGGCTTCGCCGTGATAAAGTGTACCCTTCGAAAAATTAAGTCCCTCAAGCATCTCAAGCAAAGGCTTTCTCAGCACCTCGGGAATACTGTCATTCTTACTGGGCTTGATAAGCTTCTTATAAAAACCTGCAGCATATTTCTCAATACTCTTAAGCTTTTCTCCTGCATCCTTCTTAAGAAGCCACTTCTTCATACTCTCGGACTGTTTCTCCTTAAGCTTCTTTACCTCAGACTTCACCTTATTGTCCTGAAGCTTTCGGTACTTCACATCAACAATATCCGACACCACTCTGCTCGCAAGCTCAATGGCAATTTCATCATTGCTCTGCATAAAGAAATCATCCGCGCCCACGCTCTGAGGCTTAAGCTCGTCCATAACCCTCAGCATCTCCATAGGCATATTATCCGAAAGTGTCTCAGCACTGAACCACTCGGGATATGCCTCGCTCAGACTGTGCCACAAAGTATTGAGGCTCTCCACGTTACCTGCAGTTTTCGGCTTGTTAACTACCGTAATCTTGCCGAACATCTTTTGCTTGAATCTGTTAAGGCTATAATCGCTATCCTCAAGCATTGCTATCTGGTCCTCAGAAAGATAAATCTTTCCTATTCCCTTCATACGGCTTAAGATATCCTCGCGTTCTTCCTTGAAGTTATCCACAACATAAGGAGAATTCCTGAGGGTATCCTTCATTACCGCCGCAATCTCGCCCACAACCTCACTGCCGTCAACGTAGCCCTCTGCAGATGCAAGCTCTATAACCTCAAGGATCCTTTCGTTTGCATCAATGGTCTCGCCCTTAATGCCGAAGTCCCTCAGGTTCTTCTTCATCACCTTGCTTACATCAAAGATATCAACCTCAGCACCCTTTGTCTTCTCGAATATTGCCCCCACGGCTCGGCCGCTTTCCTTAAGGTTCTCAGCTACCTCGCTATTCTCATTAAGATAAAGCCCAAAGTCCAAATCCTCCTCACCGAAGGAATATCTCATATCCCTTTTCTCGCTAAATCGTTCGGAAACAGGAATGACGTTACCATCATTGTCATAGGTCACAGCATCAGCAAGCTTCATCTGGTTACGGTGAAAGGCTACTGTTTCCCAGTAATCGCCTTCGTCTGTTCTTACAATAACGCCGTCAAAACCCAAATCCACAAGAGTATCCGTAAACTTCTGACTGCCGAACATTTTGGCAAAGTAGTGGCTCTGCTTATATCTGTCGCTGATATTTACTTCTATCCCCTTTGACTCAAGAAACTCTGCAATAACTTTTGAGGGTGCGTTGATATCAATATAGAAGGGATTTTTAATATCAAGATAAAACTCTCTGATATTCTCGCCAAAGTCCGAAGCATAGTCAGGGTCAAAGGCAAAGTAATATCCTCTGCCGTACATACTTGTGTCTGTCTGGCCGCGTCTTGCTTTGTCAAACTCATAAAAGTCTGCCGAATCCGAGCCATGGTATACTTTGACAAGGTTTCCGCTCTCATCTCTTATCTTGCTTTCCTTCATCGCCGCATCAGCCGCTTCATCCACAAGCCTCTGGGCAGTCTCCATATCTCCGCTTTCAACTGCAGAAAGATACTCCGCGTCTGTACTTGCAATGGATTTTTTGTTGACATTTTTATCATCATTGGATATACTGTTGTTGAGGGAATCCTGTTCAATAGCGAACGGCTTAATCGTCGGGAACTTCTTTGCAGGGTTGCCCTCTTTTTCTTTATTAAAAACTTCTATCCAATTATTTCTTTTAGCATATTCGTATAGTCCAACCATGCCACCATCAACATCAAACGAGCTAATTGCTAAATTATATGTTCCTCCCTCATATCCGCTTAAATAAGCAGGATTGATGTTGCAATCAAATTCAACAATTACCACTGTGCTATTCGAATTAGAACTATATTCTACAACTGCAACACCTCTATTGTTTGCAGGCTGACTGAACAAATAGTTCGGCTCATCTAATTTTTTTACTATATTTATAATATCTGTCACAGAAAATCCATGACCCCGCTGATTATTACCTTTCTGAATACCATCATCTACTTTTAACGCTTGTATTATTTTTTTTACAGGCATTACCATTGGCAGGTCATCAACAAATAATCTCTCTTGAATGATACCTGGAGTGCTAATTCTAATAGGCACATAATCCTTATCATTATATTTCCCGTCAACTGCTCCATTTATTAGCGCTTCTACGTCCTTTTCTGTAACAGTTTTTGCGTCAAGATAGGCAGGATTTATTCGGCTTTGTTGTGCATGATACTTCACACCGCTACTTTCGGCGGTGTTATTTTTTTGTGCAGATTTTGTAAGCTCGGTGTTAAACACCCCTGCAAGCTCTCTCAAGGTTTTTGCATCCTTAACGATTACAGAGTGATACTTGCTGCCCTTAAGGTTCTTATCTGCCCAGGCCTTAAGTCGCTTTGCAATATCTCTGATAAAATCCACAAAGCTTTTCTGCTCCTTTTTGCTGAGCTTAAGAAAAGCCGAAAGTGCCTTTTTGTCCGTTGCAATATCCGACAGTGTATTGCATACGATTTCTTCCATAGCTCCCTCAGGTGTCAGCTCAACCCCACGTTTACTGTAAATTGCCTGGGTAAGCTCGATTTGACTCTCAAGGTCTACGCCCTGCTGCTTATAGTAATTTTTCAAAAACTTTTCAATAGCAGCATAGCCCTCAGGATTTACCTCAGCAAGATAATGCACACTCTCGTGAATACCTGTGTATGTAAATCCACCCTCAGAAAGCTTGTCTGCATTAAGATGTATCACGCCTTTTGAGTAAAAGCCCTTAGCATCTTTGTCTGCACCCTCAAACTTTTCAATCACAACCGCAACATCACCGACTTCAGCAATACGGTTAAGCACCTCAATGTCGCCCTTCATGCTCTTGCTAACCTTAACATCTTCAGAAACTGTCACTGCACCCTTTTTCGGTCTTACCTTAGTGTTTGCGGTTCTGCTCTTATCTGCAGATTTCTTTTTGCCATCAACCGCAGGCTTTGTTTTTGTCCTGCTTACTCCCTCAGCCATATAAAGTCCATCATTTATTGCAATCCTTGCAGCACTTTCACCTATCTGACGGATATCACCGCTGAGCTTGATGTCCCTTGCCGCCTGCTCATAGGTCACACCCTTAAGCCCTGCCGCTCTCAAATCGTTAAAACTGCTCCTCAGTTTCTGAGAGCTTGCCATAGCGCCGTTGTTTTTTGCATACTCCTTGTACTCCACCGCCGCTCTGACAATGGCATTTGCACTGTCGGTCTCAAAACCTTTGGCAACATCACTCAAAACATAGCTTTCAAAGTCATCATCAAACTGGATATTCTCAGCCTCAACAACCTCACCATTATTAAGTCTGTAGGTAATGTTACCCTCTGCATCAGAATACTCAACACCCACAACACCTACAGTTTTCGAGTCACTCAGCCTCTTTGCGGCCACCCCCTTGGGGTTCTCTCTGCTGACGGCAGCGTTCTCCTGCTGCTTATCATCCTGGTATAAATCCCCAAAGCTGAGCTCGTCATCATACTCTGTCTGCATGTCGCCCTCATACACTTCGCTTGCATTCTCTGCAGCTGGCGCATCCACCTCAGCTGCTACTTCAGAACCTTCACTGTATTCATCCCCGAAGCTGAGCTCGTCATCATACTCTGTCTGCATGCCACCTTCATACACTTCGCTTGCATTCTCTGCAGCTGGTGCATTCACCTCAGCTGCCGCTTCAGAACCTTCACTGTATTCATCCCCGAAGCTGAGCTCGTCATCATACTCTACAGCATCCTCCTCTGCGTCCTGTGCCTGCTGCTCAAACACATTTTCTGCCCCAACTTCAGCAACCTCTTTGGACTTTTTATTATTTCTGTTTTGAGCATCAATTGCATTGCCCAGATTTTTCACATCTCTTTTGCTTATTGCAGCAACTGCCTTCTCTAAGGCCTGCTCCGATGTATATCCTTCTTCTAATGCAGCATCATACACATCAGAAATCTTAACGTTCATTGCAGAAGCCAATTTGTAAGCCTGTGAGCTTTCAGGCTGAGAAAGTCCGTTAATCACCATTTTGTTTATCGAAACGGCGTCAAGGTTTGAATACTTGTTAGCGTTCATTGCAACTCCTGCGGCCTCAAAAGTACCACCCATAGCAATACCGCTCAGACCACCAGCCACAAAAGCCTTCAGGTCCTCTCCCAAAGAACCTACTATTGCATAGGTCAAGGCATCTCCGACAGTCGCGTTTGGATTTTTCGCTCTGTATTCTGCCATTTTACGAGTGATAATATTTTCTCCATCCGCAAGCACATCCACCACATTGTTAATCCAATTACTGGCCACTTCTTCAGAGCCTTCGGCAATGGCACTCTTTGCAATCCTCTTAAGCAATGTACCATCTGCATTTAAGATAGTGTCGATGGAGTATTTTTCTGTAAGTGCTTCAACAATACCTCTTACAATACCGAAACTCAATGCTTTCTCATTTGAATATCCCTTGATTTTTCCATCAACAAACGCATCGGTAGCGACCTGGCTACCCTGGATAACACTTGTTGCTGTAGACGTTATGTTCTTTACAAGTTCTGTCGATGCTGCAGCACCACCGAAAGCATAACCCGCCCCGGCTCCAAAAAGTGCAGCGATGGCCGAATCTTCAACCGACATTCCTACATCGTATAAAAATTTTCCAGTTTCATCAGGTATATACTCACTTTTAACAGTTTCCCTGATAGCATTGGCTCCCGAAGATGCACTAAAATAAGCATCATTTGCATCAGTAGGCTTGCCTTCGATAGTATTTGCAATAGATTTACCGAGACCAAGAAAACCTCCTGCAAATTTAAGACCACCTGAAGCAATAGATGCCAGCACAGGATTTTCTTTCACTATATACTCATAATCTTCATAAGCCGCTCTTTGGCTACGTGCAGTTAACACAGGTTCAAGTCTTGTTTTATATTCTTCAAACAAAGGGCCGCCTCTGTCTTTAAGGTATCCATAAACCATAGCCTCGTCGGGTCTGAAATAATGAAACATAGTGGAAATGAAATTATCAGCCGATCCACTACGATTAATCCTATCGCTCAAATACCAATCTTTAAAATCTTCACTGGAAAGCACATCTTTATAAATCTGCACAAGTCGGTTTTCTGCAGTGTTTGCAAGCTCGGTTTTCCAATAAACCGAATCCGTAACTTTTTCACTTTCGAACCAATTGTGTCCATAATCGCCTACCAAACCGTTAAAGAATCTGAATACATCCTCGTTATTATAAGCATCTTCTATTGTTTCATAGCTCATTCCGCCTACTGCATTCGGTACCTGTTTCGCATTTCTCGTAGCTGTCTTTATACCCGATAAAGCTTCAAGCTTACGATCATAATCTACAGCCTCATAATATGCACCGCTTTCTTCAAGTTTATCGGCATAATTCTCCAGATATGTTGCATATCTCTTATTATATTCGTATTCTTCAGCTTTAGGATTTGTATGCCTGAGTGCCATTGCCTTATTCCTGGCCGATTGAGGACTTGCAAAAGTCTCCGCATCCTGTGACATAAGGTAGAGCTCGGCATCATCAAGGCCCTTCTTTTTCAATGTGTACTCGTTGAAATCAAAATCAAGTATCGCATCTTTGTTAAAAGGATCTCTCATCGGTGCATAAATATCGCCGATGTTTTTCTTTTCGTCCTCCAAATCCGGCAGGTTCATTGAAGCATACTGCACAAAATAAGGATTCTGACTATAATACTCCCCGACTCCGTCAAAACCATTGCTCAGCTCATCATAGTACCCCTTAAATTCCTTTGCGAAATCGCTTTCTGCACCATAGCTTGTTTCGATTTCTTTCAGAAGGTCTGCACCCTGACTCTTAAGTTCTTCAGCTTCGGACTTTCTCCTACCGAAATACTCTGATGTATACTCATCTTTATCAACGCCGAAATAGCTGGCCGAATTTTTCAGCCAGCTATTAGCTCTGTCAGTAAGGTTGATAATCTTATTTTCTTCCCTACTCTGTTGGTAAAAAGGATCCTGCCTCGCCATACCGCCGTCAGAAACCCTATGAGCCGATGTGTTCTTATCACGACTTATAAAATACTTAGCCATATTAATCTCCTTATATCTTCAGATACTTCAAATACTGGTTGAGATACTCAACATAAGTGTTGTACTGAGAATCCCTGTTTGCAAAAGCATAAAACTCGTCCTCGGTATATGTAGCATCAATAATACTGTCTACCTTTTCCTGGTTACCTTTTATATCTTTTATTCCATACTCAAAGAGAAGACCTCTCAGCTGCTCGCGTGTTCTGATTTCCTTGCCTTGCTGATAAAAGTCAATAAGGTCTTTTGTAAGGCCGTAATCATCGCCCTTGTTATAAAGTGCCTCAAGACTCGAGCTTTTCTCCGATAAATAATCGTGAAGTGCCTCAAACTCTCTGCTGTTCTGCATCTCCACCAGCTCAGAGTTTGTATAGGTAACATCACTGTACTTATCCTCAGTTTCTTCTTCCTCGTTATAATCTTTCCCACTACCACCACCCTGACTTACACTTGAAGCACTCGCATTTATTCTATATACATAATCATCCAACGCTTTTTGTGTTATACCCATTTTCTCGAGTTCGGGAGTAACCTTAACCTTAAAGCCGTAACTGGCAAGCGACAAAATATTGTTAAGAGCTGTCTGGGCATCCGATTTATCATCTCTGCCTTTGTTGTAATCATACTCCTTCTCTCGCCACTCCTTGTTGTCCTGGTACTGCATACCGTTCTGAGCTGCCGAAAGCAGTGCATTATACTTGCCCTGTTCAAAATCCAGCCTACTTGCATCCATATTAGCCTCGGTATTGAGCCTGCCGTTAAGATAATTAAGCTTAGAGTAAATCTGATTGATACCGTCCAGGTATTTCTGATACGCGTCATCGTCCATACCTTTCATAAGGTCGATATTCGCAAGCATCTGATTGCCTTCGTCTTTGTATCTCTCGTAAGCCTGCTGCTCCAGCGTAGGTATCACATCAGCCGCACCCTTGACATAATTCTGATACACCTGCTGACCTGCCACCTGCGATGCCGAATTGTTAAGACCGCCCGAAAGCATTGCGCCGTTTGCCATAGTATCCTGCATCGCAACCTTGCCACCCTTAAGATACTGGTCTCTCAGCTGCTGATATGTGGCACTGTTGTCCGGATTAAAGTTAAACTTATCCCTTCCCAGATAATCCGCCACAGCCTTGTTTATGCTTTCGGTATAGGTACCCTTGAATTCTCCTACACCGTCAAGCTCGCTTTCGGTGCTCTTTATATTGTCCAGAATACCAAGATACTCGTCACCGGGCTTAAATTCCTGCCCCTCAAGCTTTTCGAAGTAATCCTTCTCTTTGTCTTTATATGAAAACGCCACAACAAATTCCTCCTTAACTTTCTATCCCAAGCTTTTCTTCGATTCTTTTCAATCTCATCGCCAGGTCCTCCCCCAGATTATCTCCGTCAATGTTCATAAGCACATGACTAAGACTTTCATGCATTCGTCTTATGTACCTCACAAGCTCCTCGGGGTTTCTGGTATCGGGCGGAGACGGTACATTAAATCCTGCCACGATTCTCACTTCCTTCTTCCGTAGTGATGGTTATGTCATATAAATAAACCTTGCCTTTACCGCAAAGCTTAATCCTGAAACTCTGACATCTTCCGGGATAAAGCGGAATGTTAAATCCGCTCTTGAGACTTGCATATTTTGTAAAGATTTTTTCAAAGGGCTTAAAATCCTTGCTCACAAATACACTGAGCTCCCCTTCTTCAACCTCGGTTATAACCTCGATTTTCTGAATATACTTGTGCTCAGCATAAGATGCATAAAGGTCTCCGCTCAGCAGCTCAAACTCCACTTCGTTTTCCCTGAGCAGCTCCTTGCTCTCATCTTCCTTTGCTTCAATCTCAAGAAGATTTCCGTCCCCTTCTTCAAAAAGAGCCAGATAAGCACTGCCATAGTACGAGTAATACATAAAGCCTCTGTAATTTGCAGCAGTGTCAAAGTGCTCCTCATCCTCTTTAATCCACTGAGAACACACCGTATCATACACCATAACCTCAGAGCCTTCGTCACCCTCAAGACAGATTACATATTTCTCCTTATGCTTAGAGGCATATCCCTTTGTGTATTTTTTATCCCCGAAAGCATCCTTGGATATCACCACTGCCTCGTTTCCGGGCACATACTTGCACACACCCAACGGCGACAAGTACATCAAAATATCGTTTACAACGCACACAGAGCCCTCAGAGCCCTTTTTCACACCATAGTCGAGATAAGTGCTTAAACTGTAATTCGTGGGCTTAGAGCCGTAAATTCGGTGCACTGCGTTCTCTTTAAAGAAAACCACCGCACCCGAATACTCCACCGCTCCGCTGAAATCTCCTTCGCTTGCAACCTCTACCCAGTAGCTGTCCGATGCTATGCCGTCACCATAAGCCTGCCAGTTTGTCGGGTCGCCCAGCCGTGATGCATAAATCATATTGTTTTCTGAATTACATCCCCACAATCTGTTCTGACTCGTTATCATAAAATCCATATCTGCAGGGAGACTTCTCTTTACGGAAATATACCCCGTAGCATTCAGTGATTTTGAAATTTCGCAGTTTATAACAATACTGTCATTATCACGCTCAAGGATTTTAAAGCTTGAGTTAAGCACATCGCAGTCTGCAGACGTTATTTCCACCCAGTCATCAACCTTAAAACCTTCTCCTATGCCGGGACGGCTTATTTTTGTATATGTGGAATAAATCTGAGTAAACGTCACAATCCTGTCACCGAAATACTCAGTGTGGCCACTCTCAATCTGAGTTACCATGTAAAGCGATGACACTTCTGCCATCATCTCCAGCGTATCTCCTACACTGAACTTTCCGAAAAACTCCTCCAGACCGGATTCTCCTTTTTTCTGCAGCTCCTTGTCGGTAATTTCCTTCGGCAATATAGTGACAACTCCGTCAGCATTTATATTTGCAAAGTTTCTGCCGCTGGGAGCAACGCTCGTATTCATTGCAACCTTCTTAAGGGTATACCCGCCAAAACTTTCAGCCGACAAAGCAGAACCCGAAATCCTCAAGTTTTCCATACGAGTAACCGAAAGATCGGATTTGTTCACCACAAGCTTATCGGGCAGTATAATCAACCTGTTGCCGAAATCAACAAGCTTTCTTTTGTTCCTTTTGCTATTATCTACAACAATCTCTACTGCTCTTTTGCCCAAGTGAAGAAAACCATCGCTCTCATATCTGATAATTCCCTCATCAGATGCCAGGATATTTGAGCAAAGGTCTGTGCTTTTGAGCATCCTCATCCTTTTGTTTCTTGTTCTCACTGCAGGATAATCATCCAGGCTCACGTTTTTTGTATCCTTAAACTCCATGAAAAGGCTGGAGTTTTTCGAGCTCACCCTGCTCATCGAGGTGTTCACACTTCGGTTTATACCTCTGAACACGCTGATACTCTGTTTTCTCTTTCGGATATTGCTGACAACAGGTCTCATAACCTCACCTCAAATCTCACAGACTTGGGCTTGTGCCGCTGGTTATAGTAAATCCAGAAGTCTTCCATAGCTCCCATATACTGTGCAAGGTCGTTCTGATATCTCTCCAGCTCATCTCTTGCATAATTTATCTGTGCTTTCACATAGTATTCATATATTCTCGAATAAGGCACAGGAGCCAGAAGCTCAGTCCCTCTGTCGGTGTTTGCTGTGTAATTGATATTTATGTCTTCTTCTCTAAAATCCTCATAGCGGCTTATAATCTCGTCTACAATCTTTGCCTCAGCCTCGGCAATCCATTTGATAATCTGCACTCCGTCAAAATCCCCGGCGCTCATCGTATTTCTCACTGTATCGATAATGCTCTGAATACTTACTTTCATAATATCCTCCTAAGAAAAAGACGGCGAAGTCTCCTCCGCCGTCCTTAAATTCATATCTTATTCTTTAGCCTCGGTAACCTTCTGCTCAAAGTCGGCTTCACCCTTCTTCTGAAGCATCATAGTTACCTTGTCTGCCTTTGCACTGCGCTTAAGAATATTCGCCACCGCTCTGGGTACCTCAACCCACTCACCGACGGCAACACTGTCTACCTTGCCGGTAATAGGATTTGTAACCTTGATGTGTGTCTTGTCGGGGTCAAAGGGATTTGAAGGATAGAATACAGGAACCTTCTCCTTCATTCTCTCGTTAATCTCAATGACACTCTTGCCCACCGCAGTCTCGCCTGCAGTGGATTCCTTAAGCTTGTCAAAGATGCTGACGTTCTGCTGGATAACAGCACTCTGCTGCTCAATAATCTGAGCCTGCTGAGCGATAAGCGCCTTTGCCTCGTCAAGCTGCTTCTGAACCTCCTCAAGTGTCAGTGCCTGAGGTGTCTCAGTGCCGCTCTGAGGAGTTGCATTTGTTTCGTCAGTCTTTGCTGCATTGTTTCTGCTCATAATTATTCTCCTTCCTTAAGCCCAAAGGAGGCTCAACGCCTCCCCGGGATAAGTATTTTGTTTATCAGATGGGAGAGGCTGCACTCTCGATTCTGACCATATTTGTCTCACAAAGTCTTACGACGCCGTGAGTAACCTTCCAACCGCGTGAGCCTCTCTGCTTGAGGGGGTCAGCTGCACCTGCAGAACCCACAGGCTGAACAATATGCTCAAGGTTGCCGCCCTGCATGGAGATTGTGCCGTATGCCTTCTGGCCAAAAACAAGTGTAGAGTAAACGTCCACACCGTCTGCGCCTGCACCCTCAAAAATCTTAGCCTGAGGAGACACAACAAAGCGGACATTGCCGATTTTGCCCAGCTCGCCCTTAAACATTCTCTCAACACCCTTCTCGGTGTAAGCAGTAACTGCAATGAAGCCCTTGGAAATCATTACATCATACTCAACATCGGGGTGGATAATGGCCACATAGCTGTCGCCGAAAGGCTTTGCCTTGTTTCTCTTAAGGAATCTTGCAGCCTTGAAGATTTCCTTAATTGTAAACTTTGCATCTGCAGTAATGGCATCACGGTCAAGCACCGCTGTCTCTTTGCCATCTGCATCCACAATGGGTGCGTAAATTACAGATGTACCGCCGTTGAGGCACTCTCTGTTAACCTCATCAATGGTTCTGCCTGCCTGTGCACCAAGCTCTGCAGTATCCTGCACTGCCTTCTTACTGCCCAGGTAGTAGCCCATAAGGTCGGTAACAGGTGTATAAGCGCCATACTGGTAAAGCTGAGCAATTACCTTTCTGTAGCTTAACTTGTTACCAACAGGGGTAACACCTTCCTGCAAAGGCTCTGTAGCAGCAGGATAAGGGTCCTGACCCTCAAACACTACCACGGGGCCGTGACCTTCAGACACAGTCTCCTCAATACCGAACTGGCCGTGGATGTTGTCATCCTCAGCGTTCTCAAGGATATACTGTGCGTAAAAGTCTCTCAACGCAGGTTTAATGAGGTTACCCTCGGTGTTATTCTGAGTGGTGTTATACATCACTCCGTTGTCTCTGTTAACGCCTGCAGCATCAACAGTAACTTCAAAAAGTGTCAATGTAGCTGACACAACTTTAAAATCGTTTAATACAGAAAATAACTTATTCATAATTTCCTCCTCAATATCCGCGTATCAAGGAGATTGACAGCCTTTATAAAAAGTCTGCAAGATTCTTTCCCTGAGACGCGAGTTTAGCAAACTCCTTCACTCCCATTCGCTGAACGATAGAAGTGTCGTTGCCTGCTGCTTTTCCTGTTGTTCCGGGAGGAGACGGCATAAACTGCTTTGCTTTTCTCTGCTGGCTTATGGCTTCTTTGGTCTTGTCCACAGTCTGTTTTATAGCCTGCTCTCTGAGCTGGTCTCTGAAAGCAAACTCATAAGCATCCTTAACATTCTCAACGCCTGTTGCCGCCTTTGTAAAAGCAAGCATACGTCTGAAGGTTTCGTTTTCCATAGCACTCTCGAGACTAAAGTCAGGATATGTGCCCTTAAGCTCCTCACCCTGTCTCGATATCTCAGCAAGGGTCTTCTGCTGCTCACGCTCAGCCTCAATGGTTGCAAGTCTCTTTCTTGCATCCTTAAGCTCCGCGTCTTTCGCATAAGTAAACTGCTCCTCCTCAACAGAGGTGCCGTTCTCAAGTGCCTTCTTTCTGAAGAAACTCTCATCACTTCTCATTGCCGCAAGCAACGCCTCAGGATTGTTCACATCCACACCGGGGTATTTATTGCCCACCAGGTTAAGTACCTCCTGCATGGCTGTATTTGACTTCTTAAGGCTTTCGTTCTCACTGTTAACCGTCTTGAATCTGCGGTTAAGATGAGCTTTAAAATCCTTGTCGATGTTCTCCTTGAAACGTTCCTTAAACTCCTCGTATGTAGGCTCCGCCTGACTTGTGGCATCGCCCTCAGCAGTGTTGTCACCGCCGCTCTTTGCACCCTGATTCTCAAGACTTTTCGGCTTGTTTCTCAAAAGATGCAAGGGTATGTTGGGGTTTTCGATTGTGGGCTTGTGGCCACCATCAGCCCCCTGTGCCTCTGTGCTGACGCCTTCTCCTGCGGTACCTCCAGCTTCACCGTCAAACAGAAACAGATTCGCTTTTAAGATTTTGAGCATCTTAAGCTCCTTTCTGAGGTCTTTGCCTCGCTTCAACTAAGGTAATATCCCCTTGCTCCACCTTCAAAAAAGGAAGGACAGGCAGAGGGAGGACACGTCCTTTTCCCCTCCGCCTGCCTCAATGTTAGCAAAGATAATTTTTAATTTCTCCCCACCAATGAAAATTTTATTTCAAGCTCCTCGGGATAGCTCTCCTTAATGGCACGCAATCCAAGCACAACCGTCTCCAAAGCCCCCATAACACTGTCGTTAAGACTTTCTCTGTATTCGAAAGAAATCTCTGCCTCGCCGCTCAGAAGATTGATTCTGAGATTATGCACAAGTCCTGCCTCAGCATCAAATCTCAGCTTGTTCACCAAAGCATAGATAAGTGCTGACACACCTCTGCAAACATCACTTATAGCATGATTTTTGCAGCTGATACTGATTCTTTTGTCTTTCTCGGATATATTAAACTTTGTCATATTACCGCCGCCTGACTCTGAGCCCTCTCAGCTGCTTTTAATGCCTGCGAATTATTGACTTTCACCGCTTCTCCCAAGGGATTCACCTGGGGTGGTCTTGCAGTAGACCTTGCTCCTGCATCGGGCATATGTATCTGATTAGGCATCTGGGGATTTACTCCGGCAATCTTTGCTTTAAGTGCCATTAATTCAGCGTTCATCTGATTAACCAAATCCAACAATGTACCATTTTTCTTAAGGACTGCAATGAGCTCGTCTTTACCCTCAAAACTCATTCCTTCAATGCAAGCTACTGCCGCATCTGTCATCTCAGGGTTAAACATACCCAGCTTGTACATGGTAAGCATTCTGTCGTTCACTTCCATTGTGCTGAAGGCGGTCTGCTTCTGTGCCTTAATCTGAATATCAAAAATCGGTAAACGGTAAAGCGGGCTCTCAGGTGTACTTCCCTCAAGCTCCTGAGGAATAAGCCTTGTATTATCAAAGCTGTAGTATTCCATCTTCTTATCTTCTCCTACAATACGAAAGAACTCAGGCTCTGCCATAAACTGTCTTAACAGATTTAATATCTTTCTGTCAATTCTATTTTCAACCTCATAAGAGTCTTTTATAATATCTCTGGATATCTTCGAGCTGCTCTCCTGCATTGCAAGTAATCCCGCCGCCGATACAACACCTCCGCTGGTTCCACCCTGGGATGCATCTCTGTTGGCGCTTGCCTCTTTAAGCTCGTTCACTTCTTCAGAAAGCATATTAAATGCCGCACCGCTGAGCTCGCTTGCCTTAAGAGGCTGTACATTTCTTACATCAAGAGTATTGCACTCAACAAAAGCTTCCTCAGGGTCTGCAAGCTGATTTTTGTTAATACCCGACTGTCTGTTACCAAGCATTCTGGGATGAGCATTAGAAATAATGTTATAAAGCATCACTTGCTTTAATTTATCAATAAACATCTGATAACTTCTGTAAATATCAATATAACCCATACCGAATACAGAATCCTCTACAGGATAAAGCGCGTCAGGCTCGTATGGAAATTCGCCGTCAAGATAATATCCGTTTGTAAAATTCTCTGTGTTTTCAGAAGCAAAAAGCACTTCCTCACCTGTGTACATACAGTAATGAAGCTTACCTTTCGTCTTGTACCAACAATGTATTACTACAACGTTTGTCGCGCTGTTAAAGTTGGTTTCATCACTTTTAAAGTTGGTTTTGTTAGTAGCAATAGTAAAAACTTTCCCTTTCATAAAAGGAAATGTCTCTACAAACACATCCTTATCAATCTCTTCAAGCTCATACACTCTTGGGCTCAGCTGAATATCGTCAATGCCGGGCTTCCAGAAAAGATTTAAAGGATTAATCCTTCTCAGAGATACACCGCCCGCACCGCCGTTCTTCTTGAAATCCCAAAATATTCCTGTAATCCCCAAACCGCTCTTCAACTTATCCCACCAGCGTTTACTGTAAATTTTGTAATACCTGTTATCTTCCTTAACCGTCTGAACAACCGGTCCTAAAAGCCGTGCTGTTTCCTCATCGTCCTGACTCCTTGCCAGAAACACCGACTGCGGAAAATTATCCATAGCGTTTGCATGCTGGTTTGCCATAGAGTTGAAAAGCCTTGCTGTTGTTGGCTGTGGTTTCTTTTTTAAACTTGAACTGATGCTGTCCCTTGAATACTGCCAATGTCTGAGTTTGTACCACTCGTTATTTTCAACAATACGTTCATCATTTGCTTTCTTGCCGTTCTGATAATCGGTAAGAATATTTGTCGCTTCACCGCACCACTTGCTGTCAATCTTTCCCACTCTGCCGGGGAACTCCTCTGTCTCGGGCATAGCCTCTGCCATCTCCTCGTCCAAAGGCATTACTCTTACGTCTTCCATAATTACCTCCTACAAATAAATCATCGGTTCTCTTGTGCTGATATTGCCTATATCAAGGGGGTTATATACCGCCGAAGGATTGCTCAGCACACTCTCCGTTTCGCCTATAACATTCTCCTGCAGGGCATATCTGGCCATATCGTAAATATGGTCCTCTGCCTCTGTGTCAATGTCCTCAACCTTCTTTTCCGAATACACCAGGTTCGGTATGGTTCTGATAAACTCAGTGCAGTTCTTAAAGCAGTAAAACATCGGTATTCCCTTGTCATCAAAGGCAAGCCTTCTGTGAAACTGCTGCTTTCCTGCAATTCTTGTGTTGTCACCGGGATTCCAGTACACATAGTAATTTTCCATCATTCGTGCGTAAGAGTTGCCGTTCTCCTCCGAAAATATCGAAGGATCCGCAACACCATATACTGTCCTGTCCTTGATATTCGGCACGTGCATCTCTATCTCGCGAATCTTCTGGGCAATCTGTCTGACTTCCCACTTAACACCCACATTTGGCTTTCCGGTGCAGCCGTAAAGCTCATAAATGTGGTAGTATCTGCCGTCCTCATCAACCGCAAACCACCCCACCGAGAAGGGCTTTGCATATCCCCAGTCGAAACTTCGGATAATGGGCCAGTGGGGCGGAATCTTAAAGGGCTCAATAACATGTGTCCACCTTTTATCCAGATAGTGTTCGGGGTCGTTTTTCCACTCCGTAAACACCTGTCCCTCGTAGCTGTCCCAGTTGCCGTAAAGCAGAGCATTCATCTCAGCCTCACCGCGGTTCGCAAGCTTCGCCATGTATAGTGGGTCTCGCTCTAAAATGTGAGGGTTGTCAAATACACTTGAGGGCACAAAAGCACTTGAAAGCCAGTATTTTTTCACACTGCCGTCAGGCATATTGATTTTGTGATATCTCCAGTTTGTTGTCTCAGGCGGTGCCGCCTGCACAAAATACTGCTTAACCCAGCCGTGGCCGATTCCTCCGGGGTTTCCCGTTGCCCTCATTCTTACCCTGGTACCGGGACCTGATGGACGGTTACGGCTCTGCATGTAGCTGTATTCCTCGTATGTAAAATGCGTAAGCTCATCAAAGCCTATAAAGTCATACTCGTGGCCCTGATACTTGTGCTTGTCCTTGGTGTGCTGCATACTGCCCAGCACGATTTTCGCACCACTCGGAAAATACCAGATGTGCTTAGATGCGTTGTACTTAGCACCTGTGTAAAGTTTCTTGAAAAGCCAGTGGCATTTCTCCTCAATCTCAAGCATCTGAGGATAAGTCTTTCTCAGAATAAGCCCCTTGTACGTAGGCACCTTGACATCCCTCAGAGCATCCACCACAAGGTAGTCACTCTTACCACCGCCTGCAGCACCTCCGTAAAAAGCCTCATTCTCGCCACGCATAAACATCTTTGTCTGCTTTGGTGTAGGTGTCCAGATAACTTTCTTAGCCACTGTCGCTCACCTCGGTGCCGTCTTCCTCAGGATCCTCGGGAGGAGTCAGCACTTCCATAGGCGGCAGCTCAATAATGCCGCTCTCCTCATCGTCTTCTTCCTTCTCTCCCAGGAGCTTATGTATCTTATCCAGAGTCTCCGCAATCTCCTTCAGACTCTTGGTGTTGATTTTGCCGTAAATGAGCTCAATATCCTTGCTCTTTGTAACGGTCTCCTTCTTAGGCTTGTGCACGTTCTGGTCGTACTCCGTCTCCTTCACCGTTGTTTCATGCTCAACAATGTACTCTCTGAGCTCTGATATCGCCTCACCAACCATATCCACAAGCCTCTGGGCATGGCCTTTTGCCTTATCTTTGTACGACGCAAGCTCCTTGCCTTGCTTTCTCGCTGTCTCTTGTTCAGCTTTTGTGTAAACATTGTGCCTGTGTTCACTCTTAAGAGTGACCCAGCCTTTTCTTTTGGCGGTTTTTCGTGCCTCTTTCTTGATAGACTCAATGGACACTCCGTATTTCTCCGCCAACTCCCGATAAGTTATATCTCCGGTAACGTATTCGTGCTTGATTTTATTCCAGTTGATTTTCTTTCCTTTACCCTTGAGGTCAGGCTCTTTTTTCTGCTCCTTTTTCAATCTCCTTCACCTCTTTGCTGATTTAAGGGTAACAACTATTTTTTTAAAACTCTCCCCACCAAAGCAAAAAAATAAGAGCCGCCTCAGCGACTCTCAGAGTATTTCTCATCCACAAGCTGCGCTATGGGACACCCCTTATAGCACTTCGAAAAACAAAAGCTCTCCTGAAAATTTCTTTTCTTAGCATTCCTGGAAAAGTACACCGCCACTTCTCCTACACCATCAAAGCCTTCACAGATTATTCCTATCTTCCCTTTTGTGGTCTCACGTCTGAAAAATGGACAAACCGTCTTCTCGTTACCTGTTTTATTCAATTCAATTCAATCCTTTCTCAAAAGCACTCAGACCGCAGACAAAAACCTGCAGTCTCCCCAAAACGTATTCATTTTTTTACATTCCCAACGTCCACTGGCACAAGCGGCAAAAACACAAACACCGCCGATGTTCCTGTGTAGTCGTTAAAGCTATACTGAGCATCCACCATATAGAAGCCTTCAGGAGCTGATGGTGCCACACCGCACTCAAACTCTCTCAGCTTCTTCTTGCCTATCTCTGTTACTCTCTCTTTGGGCTTTATGAGGTTACGGCTCTGCTTAAGACGTTTCTTGCCCGTTACATCCTTTCGGAGATACTTTGCCAAATCTTCAAATAAGCCGTCCATATAAAGAGTCTCTGCCCATATACGACCCTTTGTCCACAATTTCTCAAGAATTTTAAATTCAATCTCATTCACAACAACGTGAAAATGCCATCTGGTGCCCTTCTTTCCGCTCTCCATAGCACCTATGTATCTAAGAGCACTCAAATTGTGCTTTTGTCTGTAATATTTAAGTCTGCGAAGAAAATTGTTGATTGCTTTTCCAAACTCACTCTCGCTCATATCCTCTCTTGAGGTTATGGTCAGGTACATATCTTTACCCGGTGTGAAGTTGTTGGCAATCAGCCTTCTTGTTTCCTTCTCCGCTCTGATGCGATTTGCCTTCTTCTGCTTTTCAGGTGTCAAGGACTGACGGCAGGACCTTCCCAACGATGCCTTGTTTCTTGTCCTCTGCGAAAAGTAATACTCAACCTCAATCAGATTGCCGCTCTTGATTGTCTTTCTGTAATGTGGCATACCGTCAGCTCCTTTCTTTTTAACTTCATCAAAATTTCGTCAATAATTTAATTGCTAAAACAAGCTTTTAAAAGGCCTCCCGGGACCCTCATTTTTTATATACCTATATATAGACCTACACACTCCCGAGCACTTTCGGGAGTGTGTTTTTTCTTTGTTTTAAGGCTTCAGAAGAAGCTCCTTCGGGATATTGCTATCGTATATTTCTCTTGTAGGGATTCTGTTTGCAAGCTCCTTCAACTCCTCGCTGCCAAGCTCAGCAAACACGCTCGGAAGATAATCCCTTTCCACCTCACCCAAGAACCTGCACAAAGCAACTTTAAGCTTTTCTCTGCTATCCTCATCGGTCACCACCTCATTGATACACTCATCAATATCGGTGTTTCTCGCTGCGTGGTCATATAAAACCGAAAGGATGTAACTGCCGCTGAGCTCGTCTATTATCTCCAGAGCCTTCGGCAACGCCACAGGAGAACCGCTCCTCAGAAGCTCTGCCAAATCGTTCATATCCTTTGTGTATGTAATAGTGTTAACAAGCATGCGATGATACATATATCGTGCATGCACAAGGTCGTTATGGATATGCTCAGTTCTTAAGATATATTTTCTCTTAATCTTCGCACCCATTTCCTGAGTTACCGCTCCCATCCGTGAGAGCATATATAAATGTGCCATCGAAAGCACATAACTCATTTCTTCAAACTTCAAAGAAAAAAGTTCTTTATCATCCATATTCGGACCTATCTTATAGGCTAACCTGTCCAGCTCCGCATATCTCTCAGCTCTCGCACTCAGCTCCTGCTTCACATTCGTTTCCTGCATCCTGCACCTCCGATATTTCCGCTTTCAATGCTTTACCGCAATGAGGGCAAAACAAAGCAGTCTTTCCTACTGTGTTATAACAATTTCTGCAAAAGTCTCTGGGCTTACCATAACTCGGACTTCTTTCTTCTCTGTCGGGTTCAATAATGCCTAAAGTATCATAAACCCTCGGTAAGCAATCATCACAAACTGAGCATAACATCTTCGGTGCCATATAACTAACATGACTGAATCCTATAAAGATTTTATTCATCTCACGTTTAGGTAACTCTTTACCGCAAACCGAGCAATAACCCTTATAACGCTGATATGTATTACTCATTCTGTATCATCTCTTTCGGTGACTAAAGGTACACCGTAGTCCATCCTACGTGAACTAATATCAAACGGAGAGTCTTTTTTACATAGCATAACAGGCTTAATCGACATAACAATGTAATCGGCTTTTAACATCTCTTTGTTATTTAATATGTAGTCGATATAAACCAAGCAACTTGCACCGGTATAGCTTTGATTTTCAAACTCATTTAGAGCAAGCAAATCACCAACTTTAAACGGTCTATCTGCTTTCCTTACCTCAAAAGTTTTCTTGCCTGAAACAACATCAGCAAAATACTCAGGCTTGATTTTTAATTCGTGTATCATTATTCACCACTCACCTCATTCAACGGGTCTGAAGGTATAAATTTTACGGGTTCAAAGTCTTGTGGTGTAACGCCCAACTCAGAAAGATTTATTTTCTTAAACTCTCTGACAAACTTTCCATCAACTGTAGGCAGCGCACTCAGAGGCATCCAGTGTGTTATCCTCTTAACAGCACTTTCCATATAATCTTTAGGAAGTATCGAGCCACAGAATACAACCACAAGCCCATCGATATATCCGATAAAATCAGAGTTAACCTCGGGCTTGTCCTGCTCCACAGAAATCCACTTTAGCTCACTTCTCTTAAGCTTATCCTTAAGCTCCTCTCTCTGATAGATAGAATTAAAGTATTCACTTCTGTACCAGTCAACACTTTTTCTCGCATCCTCAAGGGCTCGTCTCAGGTGTACACTCTCAGCTATTGCAACCTTAAGCTGTGCACATTCCAGCTCAAGCCTTTCTTTTTCCTCTTTATACTCAGCAGCCGTGTGTACATATCGCATTTTCATATCTGATTCATAACTCAAATCTTTAAGCATTTTATCGTTTTCTTTCTTAAGCTTTTTGATTTCCTCTTTAAGTTCTCTTTTACTCAAAACAAACACTCCTTTTTATTTCATATTGGGGAACACAACCTGCACATCCACCCGATATTTTTTTATATATCTGTTCTTATCTTCTGTAAGGAGCACGCACTCCTCAGGCACCGTCTTCATAATCTGACGTGCAAGCTCTTTCGAAAGTTTCCTTTTGACATCAGATACGCCTTCTGCGTCTCTACCTTATAGCAAACTCCCTTATTAGGTAATACTCCGCCCAGCTTTTTAATAAGCCACCGCTTAAATTTACTTGTTTTCTTTTTCTTCATACATAACCTCAAAATCTCTGATATTTGCCGAAACGACTGTAATAATACTCACCGCCGCAATGTGGGCACTTATGCAGATTGTCTTCTGTCTCCTCAATACAGTGTGCCTCAATACCCTTTCCGCAGTGAGGACATCTGTACCATACTTCACCGTGAAAACACGCCCCGAACACAAGCTCGGGAGCTCTCTTATTTTTCATGTTCGCACCTCGTTACCGGGTATTTGTCTTTAAAATCATCCTTGCACTCATAAAACATACATCTGAGCTGCATCTTAGCCGTAAACGGCTCCATGTTCTCAAAATCTTTATCCTTAGTACAAGTACCTACGGCACCTATGCCGGGAGCATAAGATTTTTTCCTCAACTTAAAGTGTATGCACCGCTTGCACCTTCTGATGGGCAGCTTGTCATCCACCACACTGTAAAGCCACGCATCTCTTATGTACCAGGGATGATTTTTAATCTTCTCAAAATCCTGCGTATCGCGTCCGTAGCGCTCCTTAAACTTTTCAATTTCTCTGAGTCCTTCCTTCACCGAATCCGCAGGCGTAAACTCATCAAAAACAATCAAACTACTCATTTTGCTCTCCACCTAATTTCATATCACATTCAGGAAACAAATGATTCTCGCCTTCACTAATTGTAGTCTTCTTTTGTTCCTCGTCCTTTGCAACCACTTTCACCCTGCATATTGTTTTAGGCTCAATCAGAACAGGAAGCCTGCAACGCAAGTAATTATATTTGATGCTCATTCTAACCTCCTACGCAGATTACAGTCATAGTCAATCCACAGATTAGCACTGTAAAGCATTGCGTCGCGTGCATCTATTTTTTCGCTTGAAATATTCTCCACCGGCATATTTTCAATAATATACATTGCAAGTTCCTTAGCGAGCTCATCTCTGATTTCACGTTCTGTAAATTTTCGAACCAAGCAATACTCATTCGGCACCAAAAACTCAGCGTGCACCTTTTCTCCGCTGAAGTTTCTTACAACAGTCTTTTCTGAGTAAACCGTTCTATAACCGCCCAGCCTGCGAATAAGCCAGTCTTTTAATTTTTTTGGCATTCTTAACCCACCCTAACAAGTCGGGGTTATCGTGTATGTTGCCGACAACCCTTATACCATACATACTTCAGTATCCTTCCTCTCTCCATATTTACAAAAGAAATCATCTCCTCTTTCCAAGAAGATATCTTTTCCGTTTTCATTCCCTACCCATAAAGCACAACGAGCAGGGACATATCTGTGGGTGCAATCCTTACACTTTACAACCTCAACAGCATCAATGGTGGGAGCGTTGTCTATCATCTGCTTTAATGCGGTTTTAATAATATGCTTTGTTTTTCCTACATTTCTACCTCCAAGAATCAACACCTTGTTCATAATGCCGTCTATCGGGTCATACTCAAACTCAAGAGCGTTAGCGTCTATCAGTCTCTGTTCAGCCACTGTCAGCCCTCCTTGTCTTTACCTCTCGCTGAAGGAATAGTGATAACTGCCATTTTTGACCCATCCTCCAACCCGTCAACCACATTATCCACATACTCCTCATGGCCCTTCTTAAGCTCATCAACATAGGCCTTCAGAGCAAATGCAATAAACGGCAGCACAATCTCGTTAACAGGATTTATGGCCATACCGATGTTATAAGAAAGCTGGTTTATGTATTCTAAAGTCTTTTCGTGAAATTTCTCTTTCTCTTCTTTTACAAAAAGCTCCACCAGCTCATCTGCCAGCTTTTTGTTATTTCTGTAAAAATCAAAAGTAGGTAATGTAACCTTAGACTTCATAACACCGTACTCACGGGAGCCATCAAGAGAACTCTAACTCAAGCACGTTCTCTGCGCCGATTCTGAAGGTTTCACCTTCTTTAAAGTCGGAAATTTCTTCTCACGAGAATCGGAAGATATCTCATCTGTAACAAAAGCTCTTCTGATGCTCTCTACCTGTGCTTCAGTCAGCTCCGTTGTCTTTCCGTTAAGTACAATACAGTTTTTCATTTTCTTTGTTCCTTTCTTATTTTTTATTCTTCATATGAACTTCACAACGCCCAACGAAAGCCTTTATAATATCGGCATCTGTTAATGATGTGCCAGTTTTCATTATGTATCACTCCAATCCAAAGCCTGTCCGCATTCAGGACAATATTTTTCATAACTTTTAACTATTTCGCCGCATTCACAATGAAACTGACCACAGTTATACGGAACAACCTTCTTCGGCATCTGCTTTTCTATTGCGTTTCTTATAAAGTGCTTATCCATTAAGTACAGTTCATCAACGCCGTCATTTTTTGCATCCTCAATAATAGCTTCAACAATCGCCTTGTCGGTTGTGTCAGCCACTACAGCAGAAATCTTCTGAATAATGTATGAATTATAATCAAGCGGATTTTCAAAAGAAATACACTGCAAGGGGTCTTTGTTGAAATTCATTCTCCCTGCACCTCTTTAATGTATTTCCTTACTTCTTCATACATCATATCCATACCTTTTTCTAAGCCTGAGTTGTACTCCTTTTGTTCTGCTTTAATTTGGTCAAATCGTACATTTGCTTTTTTCCAAAGTTCAAATAGCTTTTCTTCTGTCATTCTTGCACCTCTTTGCTAAACGCTTTCTGTATCTATGGCACTGGCTTTTGTCTTTATGGTTATCACAACAAACAGCAGGCCAGTGCCAACAGAAATCACAAGGATGTCCAAATAATTCTCCGCAACGCTGTTTATCTTCCTTCATCCTCCTGCACCTCCTAAAACAAACTAAGCTGTTGCGGTTGTATTGTTTCGCAACCGCAATGTTCTGGCAAATTAGCCCTTACTAAAGCTGTTGCAACAGGTGGAGTAACAGCATTGCCACATCTGGCAACCTGTTTTGTCTTATGGTATTCTTTACCTTCAAAATCTCTATCAATTATGTAATCTGAAGGGAACCCCTGTGCATTAAACAACTCTCTCGGCTGAAGCATACGCATTTTAATATCCGTTATGATATATTCCTCGCCGTAGATTTCAACGACTGCAAATCTATCTTTGGTCGTTACCGTATCAAGCGGTTCTTCCACGGATTTAGGCACTCCACCTGAGAAATATTTTATAAGGAACGCCTGAACCTCGGCGTGATGAGCTCCGCTACAAGAGACCGTTGACAAAGGCTCATCAATCGCTTGTCCGTCCATATTATTTCTCATGGTCAGTATATGAGCTGTAACAAGGCTATTGTGGTCTTTTGCGGTAACTGTATCTATCGGAGCATCAATTGCACTACCTGCACCTTTGTAATTGCCACCATAGTTCTTCATAATATGTGCTACAGATAAAGCGTAACGAGGAGCTGTATCAACAGTCATAAGAGGTTCGGTAAGTTCCTGACCCCTGACCTCTTTGTCTCTCTGTTCACTGTGATACTGTACCAGGGTAGGAGCTACAAGATAATGCTTACCACTCGACACTACGGTACCTAAAGGTTCTTCAACACTATTTGCCCGTGGCTGCTGTTTTTCTCTTTCGCCATATCCCACAGGAACAATAGACGGAGTAACCAAAAAATTTCTATTGCCTGTGGTTACAGTTGGCAGAGGCTGGTCAACACCTGCTCCGACATTATTTGTGTTATTACACATAATTGTGGGTGTTACTACATAGTGACTATTTACCGCTGTGATTGTAGAAAGAGGGTCGTTTATATCTTCTGGTTCATTATCAAACTTGTAGTTGACAATAAAAGGTTCTGGATTGTTTATTACGAATTTTTGAATACCTCGGGCTATTCGCCTCAGAGTATTTTCGGCAAGAGGCTTTTCTCTTTCAAAAATGCTTTTAGCAGGAATACTCCAATCAATACATTCGGCTGCTGTTCTATATGGCAACATCCTGCCCGACTGTACAGCTTCGCTCTTCCGCGGTGCGTGAGTAGGTTCTGGCCAGATAATCGCTTTCTTATCGCTACGAGCTACCATATAGAACCTTGTCCTTGTAGTTGGTGCACCATAATCGCAGGATTTTAATATTTTATATTCGACGTCATAATCCAACCCTCTTGCAAGAATGTCTGCTTGTGAACTATCTATTTCAATTTTAAGTGCTTCGCAACACTCAATAAAAGCAGGATGCTCTTTTGATAGTCCCACAGTTAAGATTCTGATAAAGCCTTCAAATGTTTCTCCTAATCTCTCTTTTATAGGTCTGTTATCCACACCTAAAGGGCACCATGTTCTAATCTCTGGAACATTCTCGAGCATTATCACTCGAGGTCTGACTAACAAAGCCCATCTAATCGCTACCCACGCAAGCCCTCTGATATTCTTATCGACAGGCTTTGCTCCTTTTGCTCTCGAAAAATGAGTACAGTCGGGAGAAAACCACGCTAAAGCTACAGGTCTGCCTGCACAAGCCTCAACAGGGTCAACTTCCCATACATCTTCACAATAGTGTTTGCTGTTTGGATGATTTGCTTTGTGCATTGCTATTGCATCCGGGTCGTGGTTAATAGCTATATCAACGTTTCTACCAATAGCAACCTCTATCCCCGTAGAAGCACCGCCTCCCCCTGCAAAGTTATCTACAAATATTTCTTCATAAGTTCTCATATTTACGTTTCTCTATACCCAGAACAATATCTGTCTGGTTTCGTATTAACTCCGACAGCTCCTCATGGCTCAGACAAAAGCTGACATTTGCCGTTTTTCTTCTTAAGTGCAGCTTCTCTGCAGGTGTCGCTTTCTGATACTTGTCACAATTCCTGCCGGGCTTACTCTCTCGTTTCTTCCTGGTCAGAAGCATATAATCACAGTTATAGCTCAGGCAGCTTTCAGGTGATAAAGACAGTCCGTTCTCTTACAGCTCACGTTCTGCCCCTCCATTTAAAGTTACATGTCGCCTCACTATCAAAACTGCAGAGCTTACAAGCACAGTCAACCGTGCACTGTGAGCAGTCGCAGTCCTGGCCTTCGCAGACTTCATTGGATATTTTGTTCTTGCAGAAATTGCAAATATCCTCACCCAGAAGGACCTCTTTCATATCTGCCTCTGCCTGTTTAAGCTCAGCCTCAAGCTGATTGCATTTTTCCTTATATGCAGTAATTCCGCTATGCAGCTCTGAAAACACCAGCATAAGTGTTGGATTGTTTTCTTTGTTTTCCATCTGCATCTCAGCCGCTCTTATGTACTGGTCATATTTCTCAAGATTTTCCATGACGTCTCCTCTTTCTTCCGGGTATCATCTTCGGTTTAAGCACAAACTTCTCATCCTTTATCGCCTTGCCGCAGCTGCCATGATAAAGCCTGCAGGCAAACACGCACACATCGCGCCTTGTGCAAAAATTGCAGCAAGCCTTACAGTCGTATTTGGTGCAGAAATTTGTCTTGCATCTGAACACAGATATATCCCTCCTATTTATTTTTCAAAGCCTTTCGGCTACGGTATCTCTCAGCATTCTTCTTTCGGCAGGCCTTGCAATAACTGTATCCGTCACTGACCTTACCGCATCTCACGCATCGCCCGGACCACATTCTCTCACGGTACATATTCTTAAAATACCCGTTAAACTTCTCCGAGCACTGCTTACAGTGCACGTGCCCTGCCAAAGTGTTCTCGTCACTCTCTCCGCACTGCACACACTTCTTCTGTGCTTTCAGCCTCGTTGCTCTTTCTTTGGCATATTCTGCCGGTGTCTTTCTGGCCATTATTTCTCACTGCCCTTTCGCCATTTTGCCGCAGTATCAACCGCCACCACTACCATAAATGGCACAAGCCACAACAGCATCTCGCCGCCCGGTGCCATACTCATCCTCTGCGCTATGGCATACCCTTCAACCGCTGGATACACAAGGCACACAAACACCATGCATACTGAAAATATCAGCACATATAAAAGCATCTTGATTTTCTTTTGCATACTTCACACCCCAACAAACTTTCTCTCTGTAAGCAGCTGCACAACCGTCACATTTAATCGTTTTGCAAGCTTCTCCAACTCACCCAGCTTAAAGTTCTCGGGCTTTGCCCTCCTGCTACAGTATGTTGCAGACGATAACCTCAAGATGATTCTTTGCTCCTCAAGGCTCACTCCTTGCATCTTGCACAGTGATTCAATGTTATCTATCAGCACTGTATGCGTATCAGGAGTTTTTCTTGCCCTTGCCATACTTACACCTCCTTAGGTGCCGTATCGGCAACAAGCCGCTCCAGGCTCTTAAGGTTCTTAAGCTCCCCGGACGCAATCTTGTGCAGAGCTTTTCTCTGAGTCTCAAACTCCACCTTAAGATTCTCAATCTCCCTGGGACTAAGCCCCGTTTCTTCGTAAGAGCAAAGCCTTTCCAAAGCTCTCTGAATCGCCGTGTGCTCACTGTCAAAACTTTTACTTTTCACATAAAAGTTTCCGTCTCGGTTCTTTCCTATAATTGTTTCCTTTTCTAACATAGTCCTGTCCTTCCTTTTTTGTTAATCGTTGTTTCTTTCGGCGATAATTGCCTGGATTGCACCCATAATCTTTTCTTCTGCACCTTTAGGAGACTTCACACCTCGAAGTATCATAGAGATATAATCATTAGTAACTCCCAGTCTATCGCCAATCATTTGCTGGGTTATTCGGTGAAGATGCATAAGCCCCACCGCCTCTCCTATCCACTTTTCCATAATTCACCTCCGAAAATTATAAAAAATAGTTGTAATTTTCGAACTTATGTGATAATATGAGATTGAGAAATAAAACCAATTACGCATAAGTTCGATTATTCGTACCAACACAATTAAAATACTCTATATTTCAGAACTTGTCAATAGAATTTGTACGAATTTTTGAACTTTATCGTAGTTGCACAAATTTTAGAAAGGAAATTTATATGTTTTTTCTAAGATTCCGACAACTATGTGATGAAGTTAACAAATCCACAACAGCCGTAGCTCAAGAACTTGGCGTATCAAAATCCACAGTTTCATATTGGAGAAATACTGAAGGTGCAATTCCAAAACAAGAGGTAATTGCAAAAATCGCTGAATACTTTAGCGTTTCAATAGACTATCTTCTCGGAAACACCGACATCAAATCTCCGCAACCCACGTCAGAGGACGACGAGCTTCTCTTACTTCTCGACGAGCTCCGCAACCGCCCCGATATGAAAATGCTTTTCTCTGTTTCCAAAAACTGCACCCCCGACGAGGTTCGTCAAGCAGTTAAAATAATCGAAGCTTTAAGAAAGGATGACTCCTACTCTGAGTAGTAAGAATCAAAGGTATATGAAAAATGGAAGATTATTTTGTACGCACCATAAAACTCCCGGGCTCTATCAAAGGCATCACCTGCCCTCATAACGATGGCACCTTCTCTGTTTATATCAACAAAGACCTAAGCCGAGAATCCACCGATAAAACCCTCAAACACGAACTTATGCACATACAAAAAGACCACTTCTATGATGATACAAAAACCATAGAAGTGGTCGAATCCGAAGCAGATGATTTTATTTAATTAATTTTGTGAACATATCTCACGATTTTGTCGCTTTTTAGGAGGTTTCGTCATGGACTCCATAGAAGAACCACAGACTATATTCGACTTAACCTCCGGTGAGCTCGATGTGCTTATACTGTACCGCAAGCTCTCCCCCGAGCAACAAAATAAACTCGCAGACTATTTCAGCGAACAAACAAAAGATAAAATGCCGGAAAGGTAGTAATTACTATTATGGACGAATTGCTTGCTTCTTTAATATTTCCTATAATTCTTTTGGTCATAGTTTTAATAACAAAATGGAACGAATGCAACAAACTCAAGAAAACCAAAGAGTTAACCGCATGGACTGTTACTATCACAGACAGATATCGATGCTTCGATTTATTCACATATATATCACGAGCTCAAAAAGATTTAGAGTTATCGCAACCATATTGTATAGATAGCAATGAAATCGAATTTGCAAAAGAAATTTTAAATGCCTTACAACAAAATACTGCACAACTCTATTTTTACGACACTTTGCCAAAACCCAAATGTAAAAGCATCAGTAGCTGTGAAGCATACTTTATGTTTTTACTACATTGTTATTTAAAGAAAATACAATGTGCAGATTCTTTCTTGGGTCATAATATGCAGAATAAAACAATATCAAAAACGGATTACGGTTCTTGGGGTGTTACTCAATATGAGGCAACTAACGAAATAAGTGATTTTGCTCTTGTTGTCAATAAACTTATATATGTATCTTTAATATACTTAAGAAAATCTAAAGACTTTAATTATCTTAATAATGAATACTGGATTAACGACGAACAAAAGTCACTCGAAAAAATTATTTTCACTAAAGTAATTCATATTTCACAAATGTGTTAAACAACATTTCAATTAAATAACGTGCACAATCCTCAATTCATGCACGTTAGAGTATAAAAATCTGAGTTTTCAGCAAATTACAAGCAAATTAATTAATAGCAATTAACAAAACTAACTTATTTTCGTTAATCAAATAGAAAAAACCGCCCCTTCGACTGGTACTCGAAAGGACGGCTTTGGGGATGTGATTTATACACCATATCACACACAGATTATATCACACTCCCCTTAATATAACAAGGGGTATTTTTATACCCTTTTTTAGAAAAAGAGGAGGTCATTTTATGGCAAAAGCCAAAAAACTGCCAAGCGGTAACTGGCGTGTTCAGGTATACGATAATAACACAAAGAAATACAAGTCTTTTACCGCAAATACGAAAAAAGAAGCAGAATATAAAGCAGCAGAGTATCTCTTGTGCGCGAACAAAGAAACCAGCTACGAAAACATCACTCTTAAAGAAGCATTTGAAAGATACATTAAAAGCAAATCAGCTGTACTTTCTCCTTCGACACTGAAAGAATATGAGCGCATTAAGAAAAACGATTTCGCACATTTGATGCCTATGTTGTTATCGAACATAACACCTGAAATTATACAAACGGCAATCAATGAAATATCAGCAACGCTTTCACCAAAAACTGTACGAAACAGGCACGGGCTTTTACACTCGGTACTAAAAGCATACCGACCGTCACTTATTCTGAACACTCGATTACCCCAAAAAAGAAAAGTAGAGTATGTAATACCAACAACTGATGAGATTCAACTGTTGCTCAAAAACGCAAACGAGGTAACAAGGGTGCCTATATTGTTGGCAAGTTCGGGGAGCCTTAGGCGTTCTGAAGTTTGTGCACTTACCCCGGAGGATTTTAATGATTTTGGTGTTAACATAAACAAAGCGGTGGTTGTCAATAAAAATGGCGAAATGATAGTTAAGCCTCCCAAAACTTCTGCCGGGTATCGTTTTGTACAATTACCTCCGGAAATAATTGCAGAAGCAAAACAATGGAAACACTTTCAACTACACCCAAGCACATTATCCTCCAGCTTCGACAGACTTGTTAAAAGGCTGCCTGTTCCGCATATAACCTTTCATAAGCTCAGGCACTATTGGGCCTCAGAACTTCACGCTCAGGGTGTACCTGACCAATATATAGCTAAAGTCGGTGGATGGGAGAGTGTAGATATGCTTCACAAGATATATCAACATACCCTCCGTGACAAAGAGGATGAAATGTCAGACAAGATAGTTAATATATTTGCTAATAATTTTACAGACGATAAAAAAACCAAAAATGAAGTTGAAAAAAAGACCGCGACCTGAATATCACACGAAATATCACACGCAAAATATAGAGTGTAGTGTTAATGCGGTTCTTCGGGTGTTTTGTAACGGGTTCAAGTCCCGTCACTCGCACCAAAAGACATCAACGACCGTTGATGTCTTTTTCATTTTTAGCAGGACTTTACTGGTAAAAAACAACCGCAACCCTAGTGTTCAGCTAAGGTTGCGGTATTTTTGTATGTTCCTTTTTATTCACTTTTGACTTTTCACCAGCACTTCCCTGCTCAAACGATTATTCATCGTTTGGGAATAAAACGGGTACTTTCGGGAACTTTACAAAACCCCCGAAAGCCCCATTATAGCTGCATTCTAAGTCTATTCGCTTAGCATCAGGGAATAAACACCGCAAAAACAACGATTATTGTATCAAGAAATACCAGTTTGAGTGTGCTTCCGTTTTGAATGTCTATGTAGCTGTATCGACTTTTTACTTATTTTTCTGCAATATCGTGTGCTTGACCTAAAAATACAGGATATCCACTTTCAATATAGTATTCTTTTCCGTGTTTTATAGTATAGAACTGCTGATATTCATTTGACATGCAATCAATATAAACGATCCCAAAAGTTAACCCTTCTTCAACAATATTATTGGAATAGGCTTTAATCTCTAAATCAGTTGTTTCATTTACTTTCACAAGTCTATTATATACAATGCCACCTATATTCTCATTAGTCTGCAAAACTAGTGTTTTGGCAAACCCACTGCCTATATTCTCAATTTGAACATTAAAAAGAAAAAGAGTCGAATCGTTATTTTTTCTATTGTTAGTACCCTCTATGTAATATGTCTTTGTTAAATCTACTCCCACAATATGTTTCTTGTTAAGAATATTAAGTTCCAAAAATGGTAGATGCTTTACTCTGTCTTTCTTCGCATCAGAATTCTTATAATATCTTATTGTGAAAAACACCCCAATTACAGAAAGTGTTCCTGAAATAACACCGCCGATTATGCCTCCCCAATAAGAAGCTACAGAGCTAAGCCAAGCAGAATTTAAATCATCATTTACAGATATACAATCTAAAGAAATTTGTAGAGTCTTTTCTACACTTATGGCTATTAACGCAATGATCAAAAAGCATACTGCTGCAAGCAATATTGTCTTTAAAACTTTATGTTTATTCTTTTTGTGCATTGGTATACCAAATCGATCTTCTTCTATTGTGAATTTGTTTTTCGTCTTCAAACATAATCATCCTCTCTTAATAAAACCCTTAAACTATTGCAATAAAAATCTGTAATTGTACAAACTTTAATTTAATTATATCATTATTTTTCTTAGAATACCAGAATGTGATATAAAACAAATAATTTATTTAGTAAATCTTTAGCTTTCTATTGAAAAACAACTAAAACCGTACTCCTCAAAATCGAAAAGTACGGTTTTAGTATAAGTGTTGCAAATAATTATTATCCTGTTTTTGAAGTTAAATTAATGGTTTCATCAAGCTTCTTTGCGGCATTACGCTGAGCTGATTCGTATGAATGTGAATAAATTTGCAACGTGAGTGCTACATCTGCATGCCCCAGGTTATGCTGTACTGTCTTCGGGTTCTCTCCGTTTTCTATCAGTATGCTTGCATAGGTATGGCGAAGCCCGTGGAATTTCAGGTAACGAATTTTATCTTTATGCCTTTTCATAAATCGCTGATAGCTATTTGATATTCCGCTTGGACTAAAAGCTTCACCGTTAGGCTTACTGATTACATAATTACTGTCAACAAAGTCTTTTCCGTATTTAAGCTTATTCAATAAGTATCTGTGTTTGTATTCTTTAAGTACATTTAATAGTTTTTCTGGAATGAAGATTTTACGGATACCTGATTCTGTTTTAGGCTCTTTTATATATTCCTCTTTCTCAACTACCACACGGCTTTTAGAGATATAAATATATCCTTCCTCAAAATTCACATCAGACCAAAGCAATCCTGCCATCTCTCCACGTCTGATGCCTGACAGCAATCCAAGATATATTATAAGTTTTATATCAGGGTTTTCATCCTCATCAGCAAGTTTTAACATCAAGTTGAATTCATCCAAATTGTATGCTTCGACAGGTTTCTTGTGTTGACGAGGTTTTTGAATTTTGTATAACATCGGATTTGCTTCTCTTTGGATGATATTTTCCTGAACTGCAAGAGTAAAAATCACATTGAGAAGCATTAAGTAGTTTTTTGTTGATTTAGGACTAACGTGGGAACAGAGAAAATTAACATACTCCTGTATATTTCTAGGTTTTATATTACGTAGTTTTGCTTCTGCAAAATAATTCTTTAGTCCGTATGATTTTTTGTTGTAATATGCTGACTTGTAACCTTTGAGTGTTGTAGGGCTAAGAAATTGTGTATAGGTAGAAAAATATACCTCAGCGAATTCTCCGAACGTTAAGTTATAATCATGGCTTAACGCTGAACCTCTTGAGTACTCCAATTCACGCTCAGCTAAGAATCGCTTTACTTCTGCCAAGGTTGTTCCATCTGGAAAAGTTTTTGTAGTTCTTCTTCGTTTGCCATCAATATAACGAGGAAGTTCATAACTCACTTGATAGTGGGTACCAGTTTTATTCTTCACTTTTCTGATACTGGATATAGCTACCATCTCCTTTCTAGAGAATAATATATCATTATTTATTGCTTTATAGCATATCGGGGCAGAGAAACCCTGCCCCTGAATTTTACTGTCTTGACATATCATCAATTAGTTTTTCGATGACTTCTGTCATTCTTTCATCTACGATTTTGAACTCAGTAATTTTTGAAAATACATTTCCACTTTCAAGAGTAATATTATCTACCGATATCAGAACTAAATATCCTTTTAAACAAGAATAATCTGCCTGTCTGAAAATAGTACTCGTCAAACCCAAATCACGTTGAACACCATTATAAACTGCATCTCTGAATGTTGTAGTAAACTTGAATAAACAAACATCGTAATTATCAGCTAGAAACGCAACATAATATTCGCCACAATGTTTCATGCTCGGCGAACAATTCATAATGTAGCCGATGTAGCTTCCGCTATATGGAAATCCCCACTCTTTTTTGAATACAAAATCCTCACCATTACCTTGAATATAGTCAAAAAATGTATTTTTAGCCAAACAATAATTACTGATGTTTTCCTCGTTGAATCTATACCTTCTTACAATCTCAGCATCTTTTTCTGTTAACGAGGTGATTCTATAACCGCAAAAATTATATACATTATTGCTACTTTGCGGTTTGGTAACAGGTTGTGCTTCGTTAGGCTCGCTTTTTTCTGGAACACTTTCATCAATCTTATTTTCTTCAGTTTCAGCATTTACAGATACATTTGTTTCAGTTACTGTTTGAGTACTTACATCATCACTATCATCATCTTTGTTGGTGTCATTTACAATTGAGCTTAGTTCATTACTTTCGTCAAGTTCATCCAGTACGCTTAAATCTAAATCCTCATCACACAAATCAGGTCTGGTTGAATGATTTGTATTCATATCTTCTTTTCTCTTTGGTATAGGCATAATTATTGTACCTCCTTATTATTTTGGACAAATTCAGGTATTAGTTCGAGTGCTGATTTATATATATCGTAATCAATGATTTTCATGTTTTTAGCAAAACCATTTTCAACAGATATAAAATATGGTTGACCGAAAAGCAATTTCAGGGCTTCGTCAACATCACCTATTGGCTCTACCAAGCCTGTCAAAACGCTCTCGAATTCCTCATTGGAAAGTTTAAGCAAATATCTTTCTTCGTTGATAATAACATCAACATAACACAAATCATTGCTCATAGTTGCTGTGATGATAACAGCTAACGATGTTCCGTCCATTGTTACATCTGTTAATTGACCACAATTATTTTTTTCGGTATTAAACATACATAATTTTTCTTTCATAAATTTACGATAGCTTTTATATAAGCCAATTAGTTTTTCGATTCCACCGAAGTACTCAAACTTAATTAATTGATTTTTTGAAAATTCGTTCATATTAAAATTACTCCTTTTAGTTTTTGTTTTGTTCACACCCTTCCACCCTAAATTGCAGAAGGGTGCTGCTTCTTTACATATCATTACTTGATATAATTAATTGACTTGACATACTCATAGCCCTTGATTTTGCATGTTGTGAACTTCTCACCTTTGTCAGTAAAATGCGCTTTTAATAGTCGCCAAAACTTCTGGCAATTCAGTATTTCGTAGGCATTTTCTGTACAAAAGCGGACGTAATTTTGGTAAACAGCTGTTCTTTTGATTTTACTATGTGGATCAAAACAAAATACTTCATCGAAAAATTCTGAAACAGGATTTAACGATTTTTTGTATTTCTCCAGCTCTATCTCACAGGCTCTACAAAAAGTAAAAACATAAGAGTTCTGCTGTAGACGTTTTAGACCCTCAATAGACCAATGAAATATTCCAGACAGTTCCTTTTCAAGTTTAGCGGGGAGTTCAACATCTATCTCATTGCTCTTAAATGTACGCTTAAAAGGAATTATTATAATCTTACGAAAAAAACCATATGTCAAATCATCGGAATCGGGTAATGAGTTAAATAGCAAAACCAGTTTAACGTGTAAAGCTACACTCAACGCATCTCGATACTTACGATTAATTTCGACTGTATCTCCAGAAACGAGTGCTTTGAATATTTCCGAACTAATTTTAGCTCCACTGTTTTCAGCAGCAATATTTACGTTTGCATTAATCAGACTGGCTAAACCAAAGCTTCCACCTAATGCAGTGAGATTGGTATTTGCATAGTTACCTTCACCTACTAGATTTTGCAAAATTTTAGCAAAAACTGACTTGCCATTACATCCGTTTCCAACTAAGAAAAAAGCTTTCTCAGCAGATGTACTGTTACACAAACAATACCCTGCCATCTCTTGTAGCACTAGTTGCAAATCTTTATCACCGCAAGTAATATCATCCAAATACTTATTAAAACAAGGAGTTGCCAAACAATTGTTATATTCAAAGGGCAATTGTACTGTGCTAACATATTCAGGCGAATGAGGTTTAATCTCAAAGCTTTTCAAATCAAGAACGCCATCTAGCAGATTAATGTAGTCTCCGTGATTAAGGGTTAAAGCTACTTTTGCTACATCTGTTTTAATTGTTCTAAGTGCCATATTCTCAAAAGACGGGTTCCACAAATCAACAACTAAATTCATTGTATATTTTATTAGCTTACAAATTTTTCTCATGCATTTCAATTCGTATAGTCCTTTTCGATAGTTATAAATAGCAAAGTCCTCTTCATTAGGCAAAAGAATTAAACTGACATATCTTATAAAAAAGCGTGAAAATGTGTTGCAGCAGAATGTGTATCCTCCTTTTGGGTTTTGAACAAAACCAATACTATCTAAATAACTATTTTTATCGTCTTCAGATACAGGATGATTAAAAATTGGAAAATCAGATTTGAGATAGTCTTCTACTTTTATTTCTATAACGTTTTCCATAATTCCTCCTTAAACAAAATTTTTGTCAGGTGGTAAGGGTGGTGTGTGAAAATAAAAACACGAAGGAGAAAACGAAAAGAAACGCTTTATTTTTTCAAAACACTTACCACCCTGACCACCCAAGGTATATATAAAACAAATAGCAAATTCCAACGTTGTAATATAAATCCGCTATTTGGAATTGTAAGAATTTTCCTCACTACTAATATATGCTCAAATTCATCGAATATTTACTTAATATTACACATTGAGATTTTCAAATTTGACAATTCGACAAATTCTATTTATATAATATGTAAGATTTTCCAGAATAACACACAAAAAAATAATCAAGTAAAAAAATAACGACAATATTCCCTAAATAGAGAACATTGTCGTTATACAGTATTATTATGATTTCTTTGCTGTACTTGGGATTTTCGATTTAGACTGGGTTGCTTGACTTGGCTTCTTAATTTTGAATTCCTGTAATCCCCATGTAGCATCATTAGCCCTAATTCCGATATAAAGCGGATGAGGAGCAATTGTAGAATCGATTTTTCTATCAATTGTTGTTAGCTGATAGAGTTTGTTTTTTGTGCAAAATTTTAGAAACATATTAAGTATTCGAACTTTAGATTCACCTACAGCTTTTGAGTTTTGCATTGAATTGCCCCATGCAATTACGAATTTTGAATTAGAGAACTCCTTGCTATTCATTAGTTTTTCAATATACTGCATGTTCTCTTCATCAATAGTTAATCCTCGCTGACTTGTTACAGTTTTAGAAAACAGATTAACGATATGAAGTTCGTTAAATCCTAACTCCTGCATGTGAGAAACAAGGTGGTTTAGGGTGGAGTCATTTGAGGAAATATTCTCTGCTGTTCGAGTTGGGTATAGTGAAATTAGATAACCACACTCACCCTCGCACCCTACTAATCTTTTTACCAGCTCGTATGTATGCATTCCGTCATCTGATGTTACAATCTCGGTTTCTACGATAGATTTACAATTTTTCAATTAAATTTCTCCTTTCATTATTGAGTCGAAAATATCTTTTTTGCCTATAATCTCAATAACATTTTCATTATTTAAAACTATAAACCCTCTGCAATAACCACCTGCTATTTGCTCAATATACTCAAATCTTTCTTCATTTATAGGTGACGATAATCCAAACCGAGTATAATCATAAAAATCAGATGAGTTTTCTACATAAAAAATTGCTCCGATTGATTCAATAGAACCTTCGGAGCATTCATCTTTATATGTATAAAGCAGATGATTTAGTTGATTCTCAATGTGCTTTTTAATACAAACATCTGCAATTAAATCCAGATCATCCTTACAAGTAATCTTAATCATTTCAGTAACCCCTTATGTGGCTTTTTGCCTGTACAAAATAAAGCTATTGCACACATAGCTCCTTCCAACAAACAAGTCACCGATACTGTTGAAACAGTTAAAGCCATAATCATTCTTTAGCCTCCTTTTTAACTCTGTTGAGTAAACACAATATGCCTAATGTGCCGAAAAATCCAATCATAAAATATTTGATAATAATCATCCTTTCTCAATAATCCTCTGCAAGTATCATTGTTGATAATCCAGGCTCTAAAATAATATAGACTTTTTCTTCTACTGGGTTGTTTGTAAGTAATACACACTCCTCTCTAAATTCTGGTTCTTCTTGATGATGTTCAATATGCTGAACTCCGTTTTTGACAGTAAGACTAAATATCTGCAACCAATCTTTGTCCTCATCCATCATATCCACCATATACCACATCATAAGCTGAGTTTCCTCGGGTATTTTGCTTGTCAAATTAGAACTAACACACCGCATATAATCACCTCCTTACAAACAGAAAAACACCCACCATTCAAAAAACGAATGATAGGTGTTTTAGTTTTATTACCTAAATATTATTTTGGATATCTGCTCGCAAGTTTTTTGACCTGTTTTAAGATCTTGAATTATTGAATCATAGTTTTTTACTTTAGAATTATATTTAATAGCACCTGAAAATCCGCAACTATCACCTATTTTTTTCAAGTCCTCGTTAATTCTTGAAATCATATATTCAAGAAAACTATTCTTCAACATATCAAATCTGATTATTCTATAAACTAAATAGGGTTCACTTAAGAACTGATTGCTATTATTTCTTGCGTTCCAATAAATATTCTTCATCTTTTTCAATGTGTGGTACTCATTTTTCTTTACATATTTATCAAAATCAAAAAATTTGCTTTGTACTAATTCTATATCTGGATTTTCAAATCTTCTTAATTTCCTTATTCGCTTTACAATATATCTTTTTCTAAATCCTAAATCCTTTAATCGAAATTCTACTATATTTTCCTCTTTGATTTTACCTTTCACTTTCTTACGTTGTTCTCTATACACCCTATAGTATAAATGTTTTCTTCTAACTTTAATTTTTTTACAATTGATACATTCATATGAAATCTTCATTAGTTTGTTGTTTTCATCGTACCAATATATACGTTCCAAAAATGCTCTCCCAAACAATATTAGATTTTCCGCAATATTAGATAGCAATTTATCTAAATCGTATCTTAGAAAATCATATCCAAACAAATCTTCAAAAGTATCAATTGTGCCATCAAACTTGTAAAAATCATCATTTTGGTAATTCTGAGACAAACATATAGAATATGAAGAACAAAAATCCTGAAGAAACATATGAAAGTTCAAATTAGTGTTAACATTACGTATAAGCAAAGAATACCGTTCATCTGAATAATCTGAACTCTTCTTAGTACTAGTATAATTATTGTCGATACTATTATAATATCTCAT